TTCCTGCTTGTACCAGCGCACTTCTCGTCCAAAGAACCCCTTGCGCTTCGCCCATCCATACCGGGTCAACAACACAGGTTTTAAGTACGCAGGGTGAAGGATGACGCGAGACTCCTGCACTTGGTAGTGACCGCTTAAATCTTCTTCGGCTTCAGTCATGTGTTCTTCTCCTTGAGTTTGGTCATCGCAAAAACAACACCGGCACGCCATGCGTGTGCAGTCTGTAGTGCGTAATCGGAACGCAGCAAGCCTTGTTCAATCTCCTCATCCGTCAGCCCCTGCCATTCACGCTTGGGTGGGGCGGTGTAGAGGGCAATTAGAGCGCGACCTGTGCGGGCCTCGTAATCACCTTTGACCGGCCACACATCGCAACCTTTGCCCGCCTTCATCGCGCTTTCAAAACCAATCTTGTCGGCGTAGCCTGCTGGCTCTTGCTCTGGCTGTGCCAAAGAATTATTGCCTCGTGGTTGTTGCGCCATTGCCCAATCAAGCCACTGCTGTGCTGTCATGTTGTAATACCCATTAGGCCCGATAGATGACAAATCTTCACCGACACGCAAAGCAGCGTTTTTCCATGCCAAAAGTTCCTGCTCTGGCTGTGCCAATCCACCGGGTCGATACGCAGTATCTTTTGGCGTCCACTGCTCGCTGCGCCGCATACGGAACACTGCCTGCACATTCGGGTCGTCCACCGTGTCGCACTCCTCACACTCGTCCTCTGACTTGTAGCGCACCACTTTGAACTGCGCCTCATGCACAAGTCCACAGTCGCAGCATTTCATCAGATAACTCTCAGGATCAGGGCATACCCATTCTGACCAGTCGTGGGGTTGTTCAACTTCATGTTTGGTGAAATCTGGTTGCGCCTTAAAACCAGAGCCGTTGCAATCGGGGCAGGCAACACCCGGGTACTCTCCAGACACATCGCCAGTTCCCCCGCATTGATTGCACTCCACCGGCTCCTGCTGCTCAATCGCTTTGTTCTCAAAGTTTTTCATGTGTTCTTCTCCTTGAGTTTGGCTTCGTATTTGTTTGCCCACGCATTCAACTCGTCCAGCGTGAACCAAGACTTTGTGCCGTTTGTGTCTGGTTGTGGAATGGCAATTGCAAACGCGGTTTTCAACCGCTCCAACGCATCAATAGCGTGGCCTAGCTGGGTGTGGTAGATACTTGCACGCTCCGCCTCAACTCTTGCTCGCCAAAGCGCTGTATCCAAGTCGTAGATGGCTTTACGCATTTTTTCAAGCCCCGTTACAGCATGTTCACTCATGTGTTTTTCTCCTTGAGTTTGGCTTCGATGGCTCGGACAAATTCACGCAGGCTTTCATGCCCGACGATGTTCCATGTATCAATCTCCTCATCCGTCAGCCCCTGCCATTCACGCTTGGGTGGGTTCAAGTACAACGGTATGGCCTCTGCGCCCATGCTCGCGCTCATGGCGTCCATGTACTCGGGCTTCCAGACCAGATGCGGCCCGTGCAGCGCACCGTCGTGCTTCACGCCCATGTAGGCGTAGGCATACGGCTCCTGCTGCTCCACCATTTCGAGGTGTTGCTCGGTATGGCTCATTTCAATGCCCCTTTAATCAAAGACAAACAAAAGACAAAAAGTCCAAATATTGTCATTGTTTGCTCCACATTTGTAGATATTTCTTCTCAATATCGTCAAGAATTGAGACAGAACGATGTTCAAACATCCAACGAGCTACGTCTTCCACCAAATTGTGGTAATGACACCCCTCCATTACCTCATTTAGCTCAGACATTACCCCATTAAAAGACAATTCTTCCTGCATCTGAGTGTAAAGTTGTTTCATTTTCGACATAAAATTCTCACTTTAAAGTTAACTTATATGTTTATAAGTATTTATATATTTATACTTATAGGTTTGACTTCTTAGTATCCTCCATAGATATAATTCGCAAGAAGCGTGCCACGTCTTCATTGTCAAAATTACTTTTCATCATGTTATACATAAAAACAACAAATTGAACATTGTCTGGATGATAAGGCTTATTGTTGTCAATCCGATCTGGGCTTGGAATAAAAGGTCTTTTTTTACCTTTTTGTTTAATTTCTGTAAGTTCAAAAGGAAACCCAGTAACTTCACATTTTTTATTCTTGATTCTCTCAACAATTTTATCAACCGTCCACCAAGAATCGTCCCATTTGCGTCCGTGTCCTTTTGAGTTGTTTTTCATTGCTTGAAGAATTTTCAAAGCTATCCCTTCCCATGAAAGCTGCAAATAGTCTTTAAAAGACTCAAACTCTTGAAGAGGCTCTAAAACAGGCTCACATTTCAGACATACTTTAGAACCTTCGCTAAAATCAAAAACAGATTTCAAAGTTTTGCATTTTTTACAAGTTTTCATACTCATTCGTCTATGTCTCCTTCATAGTCTACATAGTTATTATAGTGACCCCCGTGAGCTTCTGGGAAGTCTTCAAGGTCGAAGTCAGACTCTTTCACTAGGTCTTTTCTGTCCCTTGTGGGCATGATGTCCTTCAATCCAGACTCAGCAAAGCAGACATTGCAAATGTCCAAGAATTGCCCTGTATGGGCGTTACGCCTAGTGGCTTCAAAATCAGTCAAAAGTGAGTCACAAATTCGGCAATGCACAGTGTTCTCCTCGTGGCAGGTTACCCCACCGTTAAAAACGTCCCTAAAGCCCTAAAAACAGCCTTCCTGAGCCTTTTTAGGCACTAGTTAGAATGGAGCCTCTTCCAATGGAGGCATGACAGGCGCATAAACAGGCACTGGAAGGCCATTCCAGACAGGGAAAGGCCATGTCCGGCTGTTGTAGGGGCATTGTGTGGTCATGGTGGGTTGCTTTCATTCGTAGAGAGTGTGTCGATAGGTTTTCATAATGTCAGTTTTCACCCAATCGGCCAAGAGGTCGCTAATGTCGATGCCTTTGTGATAGACAGCCACTAGTTGCACGTTATCGGGGACAGTGTAATGGCCGAAGCTAGGATCGAAACAGTCTCGCTCTGTGTCTTCAATTTCGGCCTCAATGTCTATGATGCCATAGGAAATCTTGACGGTGGTCATTGCATTAGCTCCTTTGGAATGTCTACATTCTCGCCCAGCTTGCTGGCGACATAGCACCGCATGGCGGCGATCAAAGGCGTCGACCCAAATTCCGACACCATTGGCACATGTACGTGTCTTTTTGTGTGTTCATTCCAATAACTAGATGATCTCCATCCAGAGCCAAAAAGCACTATTTCCAACCCCTTCCGCTCAATTATTGGGCCGCCAAGTGCCCAGTTTGTAGAGTAGTGCGTATTGGGCCATGTATACCAAGCCACAGCAAAGTTATTCACCACCTCTGGCTCGCTTCGTCCCTCGCACTTCGCCACTGCCCAATCTAGCGCGGCTCCGGTTAGTTCTGACGTTTTCATTGTAAAAACTCCTCAAAGACGGTAATAGTGGATTCCAGACGCTCCAGCTTAGGCGTTTCCCTCAATGTTGCATGGTTTTCAGCCAAGACAGCATAAACCTCATTAATGAGGCTTTGCATGGCCTCGCGTGTGCGTTTAAGCTCTTGCAGGCATCTATATGCCTCGGGTGACGTAGTAGACACCCATAGGGCCTGCTCCATGTCGAGCAGTTGGTCTCGGTTTAGCATGGTTTTACATCTCTTGAATGATTGATTGAACGGCCGCGCGTTGTTCGGGGCTGAAATACTTGCGAAGGGCAGTAGCTACGTCAAGGCATTGTTTATATGTGTTCAAAGCCTTGATTGAGTCGTCAGAATACCCATAGTTGTCGCACCAGTCCGAAAAGTTATATTCGGCTGCGCTTGCATCGTTGAAAAGAGAATAGAGCACATCGGCAACGGTAGGTTTTTTGGGCTTACGCTGGCCCCATGCGTCGGGTTTTGAACGAAGCCCAGTGCCAGTGAAATAGTCCGTAGACCACATGCCTAGCTTATTAGACAATTCGACGCGCCATTGGTCGCATTTCCATGCGTTATCGCGCGTTGTTTCGCCTATGTAGGTGATTTTCACGGGCAGGGCTTCAATATTGAATTCGGTCGTTGATTGCATGTTAGCTACTCCTGAGCAAGTGTGCGGGCAAAATGGCCCCCAAAGCCCCCATAAGAGGCTTCAGGCGCGAATCTGCGATTCGTTTTACATTGTGACCTGCAAAGCCTCAATCATGCCCTTAGAATGATGCCATTCGTCCATTGTCGCTGGCTTCCAGTCGTGGGGATACTGACTATTGAACATATCCCTCGCCTTTGTCCAGCCATGACGGCGAATCATGCCCATCATGCGCTCATATCCATCGAAGAACGAAGCGGGTTTTGTGGTGGTTGTTTGCATGGTAGTTTCCCCTTTACAGAACATCGAAGAAAGATAAGACACAAGCCACAATGACGGCTTGCGAGACAATGAATAATGACACGTTGACGATTAGCTTTTGCATGACTTACCCCTTTATTAAAGCTGATCGGCAGCGCCGATGTAAATGGCGAGTTGTTGCAGGTCGAATCGATCCTTGCTTCCAGCATTCCCAAAAAGATAACGCCGAAGCATCATTTTATCATTGCAGGTTGTGACAGGGTGTCGCATAGCATCGTATAGCGCCTGCTCGCTGTATAGATCACCCTGAGCGATGGCGTGGAGAATGTCGGCTAGTTTCATGGCTTGATGTCCTTTGTTGGTGGTGATTTAGAGCAGGTCAACGATGATGCCTGTTTCGTCCGATGTTATCTCAATTTTGCCTTCGGACACCAGCGTGTCGCTGATGTGGGCGAACGACGTAGCACTGACTGTCAGTTGATCGTCGGCCCACAGAGCAACAGAGAAGAGGCTACAAGGTGCTGAGGCTTCGATGTGGGTGAGAATAAATTCTTTGTTTGTTTGCATGATGTGTGCTCACTTGTTGCTTTTGCGAATAGACAACACCCACTCAGGCGCATCGGTGTCCGTGTCGTCGTATGCTTCAAGTGCCCAGACTTTCAGACAATCTGGGCAGCACTTTGCACGAAAATCGGCCAAGTGCAGCGGAGCATAGGCCCCGTGCGCTTTAGTGTCCGCGGCTGTCATACTGTTGAGGCAAAACAAACGGCCAGCGTTATAGCCTGTTTCGGTTAGGTGTATCATGGTATGTGCTCCAATGTGTTCAAACGAGTTCGGCTGTCAGTTTCAGGCCAAAGGGACGGCGACCAGCCTTGAGAAGCCAGATGAGGTCACCCTCTGTGTGCAGGTATACCAGCCCTTGTGCGATCAATTCATTGGCGGCGTCAACCTCCCGCACCTTGTGCAAGGCCACCACAGCCTGCCCCGTATTGATGACGTCCCAGAGAATCGAAGCGGCTGTTTTGCTGATGTGTGACATGATGTGCCCTTGTGTGTGTCACAGCGACTGTGCTGTGCCTATACCTTTGCAAGCACTGTGCCAGCCCAGATAAATTAATGCTTGAGTGTTACATTGTAGACAATGTCGTGCCTTAGGTGCTACACTGCCTTAGAATGTAACACTTTTCTGTCCATTCCTAAGACTCTATATTGGTGCATAGATGGCCTCGGTGCACTGCTTCGGTGCAAGACAATGCACCATGTTGGACTGTCTGTGGATAACTCAGTGGTTATGCACAGGTTATACATCTAGGCTGTGGATAACTTGGCAGATAGGTAGTTTCCCTAGTAGTCTGAAGTGTTACTAAATAGGTGCTTCTCTGTCCCTCATGTGTACATCCTGTGGATAACTCTGTTGTGTATACACTACAGTGCACAACCTGTGGATAACTTTGTTGCGTATATGAGACAAACACTATAGGTAGTGTGTGCTCACTAACTTGGACACTATAGGTAGTGTTTGTGAGTGCTTACTAGCTATCGAGACATAGGGGGGGGAGGGGGTGACGTATGAGGAAACTTTTTCAGGAGCCTCCTAAGCACACAAAAAAGGATAATAAGGCCTCCTAAGCACACAAAAAAGGAAAATAAGGAACATGAGACAATGCTTTTCAGATAGTGAAAAAGTAAACTGTGACAATAACTTATGAGTTTTACAATGTGAAATGTAGACAATGGAGAAACGGAGAGACAAACTGTGCACAGGAGGCCATCTTAGGGATGTGTGAGGGAGGCTTAGAAGTTGCCCACAAGGGTCTAAGAAGTAATACAAAGATATTACTATGAGTGTCTATTAAAAATATTTACATAGTTTGAAAGAAATTTCAACAAAGAAAGCTTGACAAATGGAAATTCCTTTGTATAATATTTGTAGAGGGAACTCAAGTGAAGCTTCTTAGACGGGCTAAGAAGAGACAATACGGGAAGTTACTTAGCTGTAACTTCAGGAGTTTCTAGGCTGAAGATGTTCTCAAGGGTGTTTAAAGACAATAAACATTAACAGATATTCTTCACTTAGATTCTCTTCTCATAGAAGTTAACTTCTTAGTCTAAGAAGTTTCTAAGGCTATCCCTACGCCTATTAACAGCCTCTCCTCAAAGGACAAAGATGGCAAGACCAAGTAAAAAAGACCTAGCAGAAGTAAAGAACAGACGTACAGGCTTAGGCCCTGGTCGTCCTAAGGGTGATGCTGCCATCATCAATGAATATAAGATTAGGATGTTAAACAGTCCTAAGTCTGCTAAGGTGCTAGAGGCCATCTTTGACGCAGCTTTGAATGATGACCATAAGAATCAGGCAGCGGCTTGGAAGATCATCACTGATCGTATTATGCCTGTGTCTTCGTTTGAGCAAGCTAAAGCCGCTGGTGGAACACCTTCCATCTCGATCAACATAACTGGCATTGGTCAACCTACCATTGAAACTATAGACACCGTTGACGTAGAGGATGTCGAGTTTAGGGAAGAAGACAATGGCTAATCTAAACTGGCAACTTCTTCCGTGGCAGATTGATGTTTGGCAAGACCCTACTCGTTTCAAAGTGATTGCCGCAGGACGTCGTGTAGGTAAGTCCAACTTCTCCATCAAAAAGGTCATTGCAGCGGGCCTAGAAGCTCCTTCAGGAAGCGCAGTGTTGTATGTCGGCCCTACACAGGCTCAGACACGACAAATCGCTTGGGACGCCATCTTAGAGCAAGGCAGAGAAGTGGTTAAATCTGCCCATGTCAACCAAATGGACATCACCTTGGTTAACGGGGTAAAAATTCATCTACGTTCGGCAGAAAATCCAGACACTCTACGTGGTTTGAAACTGCATTTTGCCGTTATTGACGAAGCAGCATTCATTAAAGACGATCAGGTCTGGGCTAAAGTTATTCGTCCTGCTTTGTCTGACTTGAAAGGAGGAGCTATTTTCATTAGTTCTCCTTCTGGTAGAAACTGGTTTTATGAGCTTTACCAGCTTGGAGAATCAGGGACAGATAAAGATTGGAAGTCTTGGCATCTAACTACCTACGACAACCCTACAATTGATCCTACAGAAATTGAAGCGGCCAAGAAAACTCTAAGTAGTTTTGCCTTCAAACAAGAATTTGAGGCTAGTTTCTCTACGGCTGGAAGTGACATTTTCAAAGAGGAATGGATTAAATATGGGCCTGAACCTTCTTACGGCAGCTATGTTATCGCTATTGATTTGGCTGGTTTTGAGCATGTAGCCAAGACAGCAGGAAGCTCTAAGCGTAAACTAGATGAAAGCTCCATCTCCATTGTGAAGGTGGAAGACAACGGTGACTGGTGGGTGAAGGACATTGTTCATGGACGATGGGACATTCGTGAGACTGCTTCTCGCATTCTTATGGCTATCCGCGATTATCAGCCCATTGCTGTTGGCATTGAGCGAGGAGCCTTGAGGAACGCCGTACAGCCCTATCTGGAAGACCTAATGCGTAAGAACAACATCTACGCTCACATCCACGATTTGACACACGGGAACAAGAAGAAGACAGACCGGGTGATTTGGAGCCTTCAAGGACGCTTTGAGCACGGACGCATTAAGCTAAATGAGGATAACGATTGGGGCGAGTTTTTAGATCAATATCTTATGTTTCCTACAGCAGGCGTCCATGACGATCTTATTGACTCCCTCTCCTACGTCGATCAATTGGCAGTTGTGGCCTACAACGCTGATTACGAAGAGGATGAATGGGAAATTATTGACACAGTGTCAGGATATTAAAATAAAGCTTGACATTTTAACACTTTTCTGATATATTCCGCCCCTATGAGTATTAAACGTGGTAAAGAAGAGTTTGCTGGCTATAACAAGCCTAAGCGTACTCCCAATCATCCTACAAAGAGTCACGCTGTTTTGGCTAAAGACGGAGATGAGGTGAAGCTCATTCGTTTTGGTCAGCAGGGCGTTTCTGGTTCTCCCTATCACGAAGGAGAGTCTGAAGCTGCTCGAAAGCGTCGGAAATCATTCCAAGCCCGTCATGCCGATAACATCGCCAAAGGCAAGATGAGCGCAGCTTATTGGGCGAATAAGGTGAAGTGGTAATGGCAGAATTTACAGAGTTTGAAGAGCCTACGGAAAGCGACAAAGAGCTTGTCGAATGGGTGGTTAGCCACACCGACCGTTGGCGTGACTACCGAAACACCAACTTCCTTGCCAATTGGGAAGAATACGAGCGCATCTTCAAGGGAGAATGGGCTGCTGAAGACAAGACCCGTGACAGCGAGCGTAGCCGCATTGTGGCTCCTGCAACGCAGCAGGCTGTTGAAACCCGCCACGCTGAGATTATGGAAGCCATCTTCGGTCAGGGCGAATTCTTTGACATTGAAGACGACATCAAGGATGTTAATGGCACTCCTCTGGACATTGAAGCCATTAAAAACCAATTGTCCGAAGACTTCAAGAAAGACAAAATCAAGAAGGCCATCGATCAAATCGTGTTGATGTCTGAGATTTATGGCACTGGCGTTGGTGAAATTGTTGTCAAGCGTGAAAAGGAATATGTTCCCGCTACACAGTCCATTCCCGGTGTTGTGGGTCAAGCAGCCATCGGTGTGATGGAGAAGCCTCGCATTGCTGTCAAACTCCAGCCCATCAACCCTAAAAACTTCCTGTGGGACCCCAACGGCACGTCCATTGAAGATTGCATGGGTGTTGCCATTGAAAAGCCTGTTAGCTTTCATAAGGTGGTGGAAGGCATTGAGAAAGGTATCTACCGCAAGGTGGAGATTAAGCAGCAAAGCTCTCGTGAAGACCTTGAGGCATCGTTCAGCGATGTTCACTACTCCGACGATCAACTGATTTTGCTCACCTATTACGGGCTTGTTCCTCGTGAATATCTGGAGCAGCTTGAGAATGGCGACAAAGAGGTTGTTGACATTTTCCCCGAAGATACGGAGATGGACGAATATGCTGACCTCGTAGAAGCCATCATCGTCATTGCCAACGGTGAAACCCTGCTGAAGGCTGAAGCCAATCCTTACATGATGAAGGATCGGCCTATTATGACCTTCCAGGCTGACACTGTGCCTAACCGCTTGGCAGGCCGTGGGACGGTTGAGAAGGCATACAACATGCAGAAAGCCATTGACGCCCAACTGCGTAGCTACATCGACGGTTTGGGCCTTACAACGGCTCCTATGATGGCTATGGACGCTACGCGGATGCCTCGTGGCTCTAAGTTTGAAGTGAAACCCGGCAAGGCTATTCTGGTTAATGGTAATCCCAACGAAATTCTTACTCCGTTCAAGTTTGGCAATCCTGACGGCAGTAACGCACAAGCTGCTCAGAATTTTGAGCGTATGTTGCTACAAGCTACTGGCACTCTTGATAGTAATGGCTTGGTGTCTTCTGTGTCTCGTGACGCTGGTGGGGCAGGCATGTCGGCTGCTATGGCGTCTATCATCAAGAAGTATCGCCGCACTCTCACGAATTTCCAAGAAGACTTCCTGATGCCTTTCATCAAGAAGGCTGCTTTCCGTTACATGCAGTTTGATCCAGACCGTTATCCGTCTGTGGATTTCAACTTTGTGCCTACGGCAACGCTTGGCATTATGGCTCGGGAATACGAACAGCAGCAGCTTATTGGCCTGTTGCAGACGCTTGGGCCTGATACGCCTGTTCTGCCTCTCATTCTCAAGGGCATTGTCCACAACAGCGGCTTGTCTAATAAGATGGAGCTTGAGCAAGCCCTCACGCAGATGGCTCAGCCCAATCCTGAACAGCAGGCACTGCAACAACAGCAGGCTATGCTGGAAATGCAGGCGGTGCAGGCTCAAATTGCGGTGGCAGAAACACAAGCTAAGCAGAATGAGGCTGAAGCAGTGAAAACCATTGTGGAAACGCAGTTGAAGCCGAAGGAAGTGGAGGCTAAATTGGCCTCTATGCTGACACAAAACCTGCCTAATAATGCTGACTTGGCTTCCCAAGAGTTCGACAAACGTGTTAAAATTGCTGAATTGATGCTCAAAGAAGCAGACATTAAGCATAAACAGAAGGTTGTTGAGCTTCAGATGAGCAAATCAGCCAATGAAGGCAGTGTAAGCAGCAGTTTTCTGACCAAACTTCAGGACAAGCTAAACAATGCAGGTTAAACAACTCCTTGACAAGGCTCTGCTGGCTTCAGTGGAGCCTGATGCTTTCCTGAGAAGCATTGAAAACACTGTTGCAGAGATGAATGCTCTGCAAGTGGAGCAAGTTGACAAGAGTGTTGAGCTTGTTCTTGAGAGTTTGCGCTCTGTTGAAGCCAAAATGAAGGAAGCCTTGGCCCAAGAGGCACAAAAGCTTCAAAAAGGTCTTGACGGTAGGGATGGAGCTAAGGGAGACAAAGGCGAAAAAGGCGCTCCTGGGTCTAACGGCAAAGACGGTCGTGACGGTAAAGACGGCAAGGACGGAATTGATGGAAAAGATGGTGCTGATGGTATTTCTGTATCTGATGCCCGTGTTGATTTTGATGGCAGTCTAGTTATTGTTCTCTCTGACGGCAGAGAAATCAATGCAGGCGAAGTGATTGGTGAAGGCGTACAAGATCGTACAGCCCTCATTACACAAATCAACACTCTTTTGCCCGATCAAACAGGCAACAGTGGTAAATATCTAACCACCAACGGTTCTACGCTTTCGTGGGCAAGCGTTAGCGGTGGAAGCGGTACAGTTACTTCGGTGGCAATGACAGTGCCGACAGGTTTGACGGTTTCTGGTAGCCCTGTCACCACTTCTGGAACCTTGGCTGTTAGCTATACGGCTGGTTATTCCATTCCTACAACGGCAAGTCAAAGCAATTGGGATACGGCGTATGGCTGGGGAAACCACGCTTCTGCTGGCTACCTCACAGGCTCCAGCACTTCTACGCTGACGAATAAGCGCATTACGCCTCGTGTTTCGTCTACGGCTTCTGCTTCTAGCGTCACTCCTGATATTAGCGCGTATGACGTTTATGCGTTTACGGCTCTTGCTGCCAACCTCACCATCAACGCTCCTACGGGAAGCCCTGCTGACGGGGAGAAAATTACCTTGCGTATCCTCGACAACGGCACTAGCCGCACGTTGACATGGAACGGAACATATACAGCCATTGGCGTGACACTTCCTACGTCTACAACAGCTAACAAAACTGTTTATATTGGCTGTGTCTACAACGCTGCAAACACTCGTTGGGATGTTATTGCTGTAACCACTCAGGCTTAATGTATGAAGATTGATTTTGAATTTGACACTCCTTTTGGCTTGTTCCGAGATGCTCTGCATTTGGCTGACGATCATGGCTTTACTGATGAAGAAATTGAGATGCTGAAGCGTGAGCGTCGTGACAATTGGATCGCGGTAGTGTCTGCCCCTCCTGCTGAGGAACCCGTGAATGGCTAATCGCTATTGGGTGGGAGGCACAGCCGCATGGGATGCCACGGCTGGAACGAAATGGGCAACAACGTCTGGAGGCGCTGGAGGTGCTGCCGTTCCTACGTCCGCTGACGATGTTTTCTTTGATGCCAACTCAGGAACGAACACAGTAACGATTGCAACAGGAAATACTGGAGCCAAGTCAATTACCTGTACAGGTTTTACAGGAACATTGACTGGAACTGCCAATATTACTGTATCAGGAAGCGTCACTCTTGTAACTGGAATGACGTATTCTTATACCGGAACAGTCACTATAAACGGCACGGCTACCTTAACTACTGCTGCAAAAACATTAGCTTCTGTGATAGTTGGAGCAGATGTCTCTCTTAATGACGCCATAACTCTTACTGGCGCTCTCACAGTAACAATTGGTTCCTTCACCACCAATAACTACAACGTCACTGCCTCGTCCCTTTCGTCCAGCAACACAAACACACGAACGATTAACTTGGGAAGCAGTACGGTGACGTTGAGTGGCGCTAGTGGCGCAGTAAACTTTTCCACGCAAACAAATTTAACATTTAATGCAGGAACATCTACTGTTAGTTTATCAAGTGCTGGCGCAACTCTTGTAATAGGTACAGGAGTGACGTTTTATAACGTATCTTGGATAAGTAACTCTATTACGACAGTTGCTATTCAAGGCGTTAACACTTTTAATAATGTCACTATTGCAGGAAGAACTTCAGCAGGTCTTTCTGCATTACGTATTGACGCAGATCAAAATATCAGTGGCACTCTAACGCTTTCAGCAGGAACAAACGCTACGATGCGAACTATGGTGTATTCAAACACCATTGGAACAACACGCACCCTCACATGCGCCGCTGTAGCTTCTCTGACGGACGTTGACTTCCGAGACATCGCCATTGCAGGTGCTGCTGTTTCTGGAGGTAACCTGACAGGTACGCGTCTTGGCGATTGCAAAGGCAACAGCGGCATTACGTTTGATGCGGCTAAAACGGTTTACACAGTAGGCGGCGGCGGTGTAAGCTGGAGCACCAATATGTGGGCCGCAACAAATGGCGGCGCAGCTTCTCTTGCTAATTTTCCTTTAGCCCAAGATACAGTCATTATCACAAGCACAACCCCTTCAAGCGGAGGAACAGCAACCGTCAACGCAGCCTACAACATTGGCACAATTGACATGAGTGCCCGTACCAGTAACACGATGACGCTGGCTACAGGTACAACATCCCCAACGATCTACGGCAACTGGATTAATGGAACAGGCATTACGCTGACGGGTACTGGTACGTTGACGTTTGCGGGTCGTGGAAGTCAAACGATTACGAGTGCTGGTAAGACGTTTACTCAGTCGTTTACGATCAATACTCCCGGTGGCTCGGTGACGTTGCAGGATGCACTAAATAGCAACTTTAGCGGGACCGCGCTTAACGTGACGGCAGGAACAATTGACGCTAACAGTTACAACGTAACATTTTCGAACACATCTGCAAACATCAACGTCAACAATTCAAACGTCAGAACGGTCGCTATTGGCTCTGGAACATGGACGGTTGCAGGCTCAGGAAACGTTTGGAACGCGACAACCTCCACAAATCTTACCGTCACAGGTACAGGCACGATTAGCCTTACATCTGCGTCTGGTAAAAATTTTATTGGGGGAGGCATTCAAACATATCCCACCCTCAATCAAGGCGGTACAGGACAATTAACGGTTACAGGCAGTAATAAGTTTAAAGGGCTAACAAACACTGCCATTGGACGCATTCAATTTACTGGCGGAACTACCAATATCTTTGACAGTTTCACCATTAGCGGCGCTTTAGGGAATTTGTTGCCTTTGGGAAGTACAAACACCACCCAAGCCACTCTTCAGAAATCTACAGCTTGGCAGATGGGTTTGCTGTCTACGGATAGCGGAAACAACACAGGTTTGTCTTTCCTATCCTCAGACGGAACGATGGAATATTTGAACGTTAGCTACATTAACGGCACTGTTGTGGCCCCTCCAGCCACTTCTACAGGAAATTTCTTCTTTTTCTTCTAAAAAGTGTTGACAAATAGATAAAAATAGTGTACATTCTCGCTTTAGTAATAAAGGACAAGCTATGGCCCCTGAATTAAGCAAGTTTTATGAGAATGCTTTCGCAATGATGGCTACCGAAGGGTGGACAGACTTGATGGAAGACATTAAAAAGGTTATGGACAGTTACGATAAATTGTCCTCTGTCACGGAAACGCACCCGTTAGATTTTCGTCGTGGACAGATGGACATTCTTAGCTGGCTATATGGCCTTCGGGCCAGTTATGAGAAAACTTACGAAGAACTCGTGCAGGAGGACGAATAATGCGTCGAATGTACGAATTTGCATGTGAGGATTCTCATATTTCTGAAGCTCTCGTAGAGTCGGAGACACGCGAAATTCCTTGTAAGGAATGCGGAAAACCTGCTACACGAATAGTTTCAGCCGTGCGAATGGAGCTAGAACCCTTTACAGGCTCATTTCCAACAGCCTATTCGCAATGGAATCGAAAGCGTGCTGAAAAGCAAGCAATCGAAGTGAAGCGGAGCACATAAGCCATTAGGCCGTGTTCATTTATAAACTCCTAGAACCGAATATTACGGCAGGAAAGGAAAAGTATGGCTACGTTTATTGAACCCACAGATGATTTGTCTGGCACTAGCGAACTCGACACCGTTGAGACAATCCTAAACCCAGAGCCTAAAGTAGAAGATAAGGCTGTAGACGTTCCCGAGAAATATCGGGGCAAAAGCGTTGAAGACATTATCAAGATGCACCAAGAGGCTGAAAAGCTCATTGGCAAACAGGCACAAGAAGTTGGTGAAGTGAGGAAACTTGCTGACGACCTCTTGAAGCAAACCTTGGGGAAACAACAGACGCCTACTGAAGTAGAGCCTGAAATTGACTTCTTTGAAGACCCGAAGAAGGCAGTTCAGAAGACGTTGGAAGCGCATCCTGACGTTCTGGCAGCTAAACAAGCTGCTCAAGAATTTAAGCGTATGCAAATCCAGCAACAACTGGCAACCAATCATCCTGACTTTCAGCAGATTGTCCAAGACCCGGAGTTTGCTGAATGGGTGAAGGCAAGTAAGGTGCGTATGTCGCTTTATGCCAAAGCCGATAGTGAGTATGACTTTGACAGTGCAGATGAATTGCTCTCTACGTACAAGCAGTTGAAACAAGTGAAAGCTACGTCCAAGGCTACAGAATCTGGTAAACAGGCTGTAGAAAAAGGACTAAAGGCAGCAGCGGTTGACACTGGTGGTGCAGGGGAGTCTTCTAAGCGAGTTTATCGACGGGCCGATTTGATCCGTCTGCGTATGACCGATCCCTCACGGTATGAAGCACTTGAGCCTGAAATTATGGCCGCTTATGCCGAAGGTCGAGTCAAGTAATTTTTCATTCTTTTAAAGGACTTTATAAATGGCTACCTCCTACCTCAACAGTGCTAACAACACTACCGTAACCACCGCAGCAACGTTCATTCCTGAAATTTGGAGTGATGAGATTATTGCTGCTTACAAGAAAAACCTCGTTGCTGCCAACTTGGTTAAGAAGATGAACTTCAAGGGCAAGCGTGGCGACACCGTGCATATCCCGGCTCCGACCCGTGGTACTGCCAACGCCAAGACTGCCACGAACGTTGTGACGCTGCAAGTCGCTACCGAGAGCGAAGTTGCTGTGTCCATCAACAAGCACTATGAATATAGCCGCTTGATTGAAGACATCGTGGAAGTGCAAGCTCTGGCTTCGCTGCGTGGCTTCTACACCGACGACGCTGGTTACGCTCTGGCTAAGCAAGTTGACACCGACCTGATTCGTCTGGGTCGTGGCTTCAACGGCGCTACCATTGGCACGAACGACTACGCTACTGCTGCTTCGTCTACCAAAGCCTACATCGGCGGCGATGGTACGACTGCTTACAATAGCTCCACTTCGAACGCTTCGGCTCTGACCGATGCTGCTATCCGTCGCACGATTCAGCGTCTGGACGACAACGATGTTCCGATGGACGGTCGTTTCTTCATCATCCCCCCGAGCAGCCGTAACACGCTGATGGGCTTGGCTCGTTACACCGAGCAGGCTTTCGTGGGTGAGGCTGGTGCGAACAACACCATCCGTAACGGCGAAATCGGTAACCTGTACGGTATGCCCGTGTTTGTTACCACCAACGCTGACTACGGCGCTGGCAACAGCGGTGCTGACCGTATCTGCCTGATGGGTCACAAAGACTCGATGGTGCTGGTTGAGCAACAAGCTATCCGTTCGCAAACCCAGTACAAGCAAGAGTATCTGGGTACGCTGTTCACCTCTGACACCATCTACGGTGTTAGCGAACTGCGTGACTTCGGTGCTGTTGCACTGGCTGTTCCGGCTTAATAGCTGAACGTCTGGGTTCCCTCTTCGGAGGGAATCCTTTTTAGAAGGTTTATTAGAGTCTTCCAGAAAGGATAAAAGATGGCTAAGTTTAAATGTAAATTGTCTGGTGTCGTCATTGAATTTGTTTCAGAGGCTGACATCAAATCCATGCAAGGACATCCCGACTACGACATGCTTGATGAGAGTGAACAAGTTGTTCCTTCAAAAGAAGAAGAGCATGTGCTACCCATGACGGCTCCTAAGCGTGGACGACCAGCTAAGGGGGCGTAATGTCGGAGATTAGTGAGAGGGACTTTGGACGTTTGGAGGCTGAAGTGCAAAGCCTTAAATCAGAGCTAGATGACATTAAGACAGACGTTAAATGTCTGCTGGCCTTGGCTAACAAGTCTAAAGGTGGCTTTTGGATGGGTATGACGATTGCCTC